CGGACAAGCAGGCCTTTCGGCGTTTCCCGCTGCACTTCGTCAATGTTGATCTCGACTTCATTCACCGCTTGATTCCTTTCTTTGGGTAGGCGATCGCCTTGGCCGCTGGATCGTAGCGGCCGTTGAAAATAAATTCAATGCACTGCAAGGCGGTTCCGTCTCGAACCATGCGAGACGATACCCGGAGCACTTTAAATCCTAGCAAGATAGCTTCCGCGGCGCGCCTGCAATCGTAGTCGATGCCGTCGACGCGCTGGTGACTGCCTGGCTTGCCGTATTTCGCGCCGTCAATCTCGACCAGCAACTTGGGGCCGGCCCGGAGCTTGGCATGAAGCGTTTCGCGATCCAAATTTTTGCCCAGCACGCTTTCGTAATCTCGAACCAAAAAATCGGCCCGAAAATTCTTCCGCGGATGAAATTGGTATTGCCGTTCGTAGTAGAATTTGGTCGCGTGCTTCAATTGGAATTCAAGCTCGTCTTCGTTTTTGCTCATGTCGGCCTCTCTATGGATGGCGCCAGCCGTTCTAAAATTTTCAAGTAGGATGGCGCCAGCCGTTCTAAAAATTAGGATGGGCGCAGCCAGTCTAAAAATTTTTTAAGGATGGCGCCAGCCGTTCTAAAAATTCTGATAGGGATGGCGCCAGCCGTTCTAAAATTTCGGGAACGCTGGTTTTTGGCTCCGGCGGCAGGTCTCGAACCTGCGACCGATTGATTAACAGTCAATTGCTCTACCGCTGAGCTACGCCGGAACGAAAGCGAGTCTAGCTTGGGATTTGTCTTGTGTAAATTATGGATGGCGCCAGCCGTTCTAAAATTTTTGGGCCGGCGGCGCATCCTCATCTTTTTTTTGCGCAATAGGAATTCCATGCTTGCTCCAAACTTCATCCATGAGCTTGATTCGATGGCCGAGCCAGTTCATGCAATTTACGGCCATCGAGTTGCCGAGAATCGCGTAGCGCCTGGTCTTGGGCATTGGCTTGCCGCGGTGCTCGACAAGCGTGTAGTTGTCGGGGAATCCGAAAAGCCGCTCGACTTCAAGAGGCGTGAGCTTGCGGACAACGTAACCGTCCGTGATGGCGATATAGCCTTGGCCGGGAGCTCCGCCGGGCTTGTTGATTGACGGCGTTATCTCGCCGTCGCCACCGGCAAGCCGCACGTGTCCCTGCTGGTTCTGCGCGAACGCCACGGCCTGCGGCGGATTGCCCGTGTCGATGGTTCCACTAACGCCCTCCCACGCGCCGAAGCTCGATTGCCTTGCCTGGAATGCGACTGCCTGAGGATGCCCGGTTTGACACGTGTAAGCGGCTTCGTCTTCGCGCCAGCCATTGCCGTTCGGAGAGGATTTGGGATTGGTTCTATCCGCCTTTTCATGGATGGCGACGACCTTCTGCACGATTAGGTGACCTTCCCGCCCTCTCTTGTCCGCCTTCATATGTCCCACAATTGCGGGGGAAACGGGTTGGCATGCAGTTTCTTGGCACTCGTCTTCTGCCGGACCGCCGCCGCCTTTCGCCGACTGCGCCGTGACCGCTTCGCAGACTCCAGGCTCTGCGACTCCGTCGCCCGCTTCAAGCCCGCTATTTTCCTCAGAACCGTATCCAAGAAACCCGGCAGTTTCCTGCCTTCTTTTTCTGCGCGGTGGATGATGCCTCTGCATGCTCTCCCGCTCAAATAATACTCCCGCAGGTGCTCGCCAGTCACTTCCAAGACATCCAACAACGAAGACACGCCGTCGCTGCTGGGGGACGGCACGAGGGTGTGATTGAACTCGGATATATTGAGAGTCGAAGATTCTGTAGCTGAGACTATACCCGCATTTAACCATCGCCCCGAGGATGGTTCCAAACGCCCGTCCTCCGTCCATTGACAGGAGTCCGGGGACATTTTCCCACAAAAACCATCTTGGTTGTAGTCGAGAAAGAATTTCCACATAGGTGAGTGATAGGTTGCCACGCGGGTCATCCAGGCCACCGCGTCCTCCTGCGATGGAGTAGGACTGGCAGGGGGTTCCTCCAACAAGAACGTCAATTGATTTTCGGTCATCCGACAGCCTTTCTAAAAGAGTAGTCATGTCGCCGTAGTTCGGGACGTCGGGATAGTAGTGATTTAGCAGCGAGCAGCAATGCGGATCCACTTCGGCAAAGAATTGCGGCTCCCAGCCAAGCGGTTCCCATGCGACGGTAGCTGCCTCTATCCCAGAGCAGACGGAGCCGTATTTCATTTAAATTGCTTTTCTTTCGCGCTGGCGGCGATGGCACTTCGGATTTTTCTCTTGATTTCGTTCAGAGTCGAGCCATTTTGACGCAATGCATGGGAAATATGATCGTCTTCGTAGTAAAAGCGATCTGGCCCGCTAATCCATCTTTCGGACCTGTCTTTGGGCTTACTGTTTTTCATGACAATTCCGATATGAACATTCAAGCCCGCATGTTTAAGATAAATCTGATGAACCGTGGCCGTAAAAAAATGGAATCTTATGCATGATTTTGGCATTACTGAGCTCCCTTCTCCTTCATGCTCGCGCCGACCTGCATTCTGATCTCGAATTTGAGATCATTCAAATTCCAATGCTGGTCGAAGAGGACAGAAGGATCGAAATATGGCGACAAATGTTCCGTTGGACGGCTTTTCCAACCGGTGAATGTCTTCTCGATTAATCCTATTGGAACGTCCAAGCCGCGCTCGCGCATGTAAATACGCCAATTGCCGGAAGCCGCTTCGCGCTTGAATTCTATTGTTCTTTTCGGATGAATCGACATGCTACTTTCCCGTCTCCTTCAGGGTTTCTAGGATCGCCGCCTTAACCTTGCGCTTCAATTCCGGCAGGGTTTTGGCCTCCTGGAAAATAACGTCAGCGTCGAAAAACTCCGATTTCGTTATTATAGAAGTGCTGCTCCATCCGCCTCCCCATTGCTTAATGCAATAGCCGACAGGCATGAGCATGCCGCCCTCGTCTACGAGAATAGATTCAACGCCTAATTCGCCCATAGTCTCGAAGGTGACTCTTTTCTTGGGATTCTTGGACATGCTAGTTTCCTTTCTGTTTCATGCTGTCCGCGATCGTGGCTCTGACTTTGCGCTTGAGTCCGTTCAGTGTGCGGTCGTAAAGGAAAAGATCTCGATAGTCGTAAAGCTCTGACGTTTCTGTCGGCCTGCTGCTCCATCCGCCTCCCCAATCTCGACTGCAGAAGCCGACCGGAATCATCATGTCGCCATCACGCAGTAAAATATCGTGAACACTTAACTGTTGGAATTCGAATACGACTTTCAATTTGCGGCGCACGGCCATGCTAAGCTCCTCTGTTCGTCATCAAGCCTTGCGCGATCGCTTCTCGGACCTTGCGCTTGAGTCCGTTCAGAGTCCGGTCATGACAGTAAAGCACCTTATAGTTTTGAAACTTTACATTTTTTATCGGCTCGCTTCGCCATCCTCTCCAATCACGACAGCAATAACCTACCGGCCAACTCATTTCACCGTCGTCGATGAAAATTTCGTAAGTGCGGGACACTACTGCGTCCCGCTTGAATACAACTTTCGTTTTGCGGCTTGCGGCCATCTACTTTCCTTTCGGGAATTGACGGACATTAAGAAAGTCCGGAATCGGTTCTAGTCGCGCCATCTGCTTCATGAAGAATGCCACGCGGTTTCTAGCGCATTCCTGCATCAACTTGAGTGCCCATGCATTATCCATGTGCCTGGCCTTCGGTCCGGACTCGCCGCCGACAATCACTTGATCCAGACGATTCAGCATTCCTCTAGTTCCGGATCCAATCCACCCGGTGAGAGCGTTTATTGGAGGGCCGCGCCTCGGATCAATATCTTCAAGAGACATTGCCCCAATGAGCGGTTCGGCGCTCAGGAAGCGTTTTGCCGCTTTCGCTCCGAGCAAGTGCGGAATTCGAATATTCGCGGTCTTCTGATCCTCGGCTGAAACGCCTAGCCAGACGTTTTTAAGCGGCCAATGGCGCGCGTAGTCGATGATGCCGCGCTTCTCGGCAATGTCGGACATCGCTTGGAAAACAGCGTTCTCGAACCACAATGCCGTTGTTCCCTGCGCGGTTGCTCCGAACAACTTCTCAAGTCGCATATGGCGCTTGGTGAGCACTTTGAAAGTGTGCTGCGGCGCCAATCCCATGACGGCGAATATCTGATGCAACCAGCTTTGAGGAACGTTTTCGAGAAATATATCAGTCATCGAGCAAACAAACACGCCCCGCGGCGCCGTCCAATGCAAAGGATAGTTGAGCACGCGTTGATCGAGGTAAAGCTCGACCTTGCTCGAGTCCTGATTGGCGAAACGGACGGGATTTTGAAACCTTGTCTGTAGGCGTTCGGCATAGCAATTCTTGCAACCGTCGCTGACATGCACGCAGAAGTGGCCGCGCCCTCCGGTTTCGAGATTGTAAGCTCGTATCGGATTCCATGATTCGGCGCGGCCGCCTGGGTTTGAAACCCATTCAATTTTTGTTGGCATTGGTCTTCCTTAGAAAGGTATCGTGTCGCCGGTGTCTTCCTGACCAGGTTCGCCTTCAAGCTCCGAGGCGGTTTTGCCGCTGCATGGCGGTATCTCCAACTCGACGCTTTCCGGAGTTTCCGTCTCATACGGCAGCCCCATCGCATTCAAACTCGTGCGATGCTCGTGATAGTAGAGGATCGGCTCGTTGTTTGCAGCCGCGTAGGCGCGGGCGACCTTCTCCTCAATCGGAGTCAGGCAGTAAACCGAGGACGGCGGAACGAAGTGCGTAGCGGCAACCGCCTGCTCGTCGCCTACGTAAACGTCCACGCGAAGGAATTTCGCGCCGCCGAGCTCGTATTCGCTCACGAGTCCGCAAATCCTTCTGTGCCCCATCATTTCGAGCAGGGCGAATGTGAAAAACTGGCTTGTGAATTCGGTGGTCATTTGAGTCTCCTCATGAAGTCAATTAGTTCGCTGGTGCTGAAAATATTCCAGCCGACGCTACCATATTGCTCCCAGTATCCGTCTGAAATATTGACGAAAACCGGAATATCGCAAGCTACGGCGGTTGCGACTTCCGCCCTGCATCCCTTGGAATCATTCCACGGCTTTTGAAGCACGAGCAGGCAATTGACGCCGCGGCAAATCAGGGGCAGTTCGACATAAAAATAGTGGCGCGGGCTAAGAGGTAACCGGCATGTCGGGTCGATTCTGCGCGACATTTCCTCTATCTCGGCCGTTACTTTGATGGGATTGATCACTTGAAAGCCGTGGCCTGTGAACAGTTCGTCGAATTCCGTGAACAGCGGTTCGTTGTAGTCAGGAACGCCGCGCATCGGCGCGGAAATGTATATCATTTTTCTGTTGCCGGTCATTTTGATAGGTTCCATACGTAGAGGCAAGCCATGTCTCTTGACATGAATTGACTGTTTTTTGTGTCTGGCTCATACATGAGCCAAGTGACATAATTTTTTTTGCTAAGACCGGTCATTCTGACCCATTCTTGTCTCGGAATATGGTGATTAATGAAGACCGGTATACCGCACGACAATGCCAGATCGACGACCCATCGTCCTTCAGGATCCTCGTGCCAATCGGGACTCTCTACGAATAGCGCGTTCGCGTGGAGAGCGATTGCTGAAGCTTCCTCAGCCAGATAACACCTTGTCGGCAACGGAATTTTGGTTTCCGGGTCTTCATCAAGAGCCAAAGCGTTTACTCGATCTCTCACTTGGAAAGGATCGTCGACGGTTACTCCGTTATCTTCAAGGAATCTTTTCCTGTATAATTCCATCACTTCTTGAAGCATGGCGTAATGGAAACTAAGCGGCGTCCAGTAATATATTTTTATTGTCATTTTCTTAGATCCCATACCATGCGGCAAGCTTCCGTGGTTGTCATGAATTGACGTGGAAGATACTCCTTTCTGTTGCTGGTCATTGCGCTATGTCCGATAAGTAGAAGCACGCATTCTTTGTTGACATGAATTCAATCTTATTAGTGCCAGGTTCGTGCAATTCCCACGTCAGATAATTCTCGCTGTAAATACCCGTCATGGATGCAATAACTTTTCTTGAGCGACAGTGATTAACAAAGACAGGTTTGCCGCAACATAGGGCTAGATCGACGAGGCATCGTCCTTCGGGATACTCGATCCATTCGGGTTCCTCTACGAATAGTGCGATCGCATGGAGAGCGACTGCCGAAGTTTCCTCGGCCAAATAATATTTTGCAGGCAACGGAATTTCGGTTTCGGGATCCGCCTCAAGAGCCAACTCATTTACTTTGTCTCTAACTTGGAACCGATCATTGATTGTAACGCCGTATTCTATGCGAAAGCTTTTCCGCGCTAATTTTAGCATGTCTTCAATAATGACACGATTAAGGCGAGGCGGGAACCAGTAGTAGATTGGAATGGTCATTTAAGTCTCCTTGTCATGCAACATAATCATTTGTAGTTACGATGCAAGCCCTATCTCTGCTCATTTTCAGTTTCGGCGGCTTCGAACGGAGAAGCTTCCCACGTAATGCCGCGATCCTGTATCCTGCGCCGTAGCCATATCTTCTCGCGCCGGCCGTAATTCTGCTTCTGGACGTATAGCCCCAGCTTCGCTTCAGGATCGTCCTTGCCTTTCTTCTGCTGCTCGCCGTGAAGCTGATGATAGCCCAGGCTGAGAAGCGTCCGGACGCTGTTGCGCCACTCCGTATGCCCGCTCCAGTATTTATTCGACTGCGACGGATGGGCGACGAACATCACCGCGCAATTCGCTCGCTCGGCCCAATGATTCCACTCGTCCAGGAAGGCTCTGACGAAGCCTCGAACGTTCTCATCCGAACCGAACGCGGCGCCAATAGGATCAACAATCAAAAGATCCGCTTTAAAATCTTCGCACACCTTGCGGAGCTTGTGTCCGGTCGCCAGCGTCTCCGATACTGTCTGAACGTGTTTTCCGAGGACTGGACCGAATAGGAATCCCTCGCCTTGAAGCGTCACGAACTTGATATTGCCGCGCCACTTTCCGCGCTGTATCGCCGGCAAAGTGTTGTTGCGGAAATTGCGCGAGAATGCGTCGCGCTTGTCCTCATACGATGCAAAGACGATCTTGCGCTCGCGTTCCGGAGCCAGGAAATTGTGGGGAGTGAAGCTCGCCCACTCCGGTTCACCGGATGCCAGGGCCGCCGCTATCTGGCACATGAGGTTGGTCTTGCCAAGATTGGCGGTTCCCGACAGATAGCAGACGGACGCTTCCAGAATGAGTCCGGGTATGAGCCACTTCGGATCGCCAGGATTGGGATCAAGCTCATCGTAGGTCGTGAGCGGCTTACGATTCTTAGCGATTGACAGTATTGAATCGCCGATTGCAGCAGGGTCCTTGCTGTTGTCCAAGTCCTTGACGAGCTGGGCGGCCTTGGGGCCGGCCCGCAGCTTGTCGACGGCTTCCCGTAGCTTGGCAATCGTCTCATCGTCAACGTAGCCCTGCCGGTCGAGAGCAGCTGCGACATAGCGCAGCAGGTCTTTCGGATCGTCGAATGACTCCTCGCGAAACGGTTCATCCGTGGATTGCATGCTGGCGCTCGAGGTCGTATCGCCACTGCCAATGTGCTTCCTCGGAAATGATTGAAAGACGCTCCTCGTCTACATCCGCGAATTCTATTCGCCCCAGCCGTTCTGCAGGATCCCCGCCCGACTCCGGAACAAATACGGTCGCACGGATTCCCATTGCGTTGATCTTCGAGCCGAGAATTCGAGACACTTCCTTGCCCGTCTCGTCGTCGTCTCGGTAAATCCCCACGGATTGCAGCGCCTGCAGTTCGGCTACCTGATTGACAAGCTCATCGGACTTGAACGAAGCCGTTCCTATCATCGCCGCAACCGGAACCGGATACGTCGACGCGAGCGCCAGCGCGTCGGCAATGCCCTCGCAGAAAGCCATCTTGCGGCAGCCGTTGATCAGCCCGATCACGTGGCAGCAGTCCAGATTGGATCCCATCGTGCGCTTTTTCAGCCCGCCTTTCGCCTCGTCGCGATCGCGGCAGGGATAGCCGTCTACGGTGAGCGCGATCATGTGGACGCTTCTAGGCGCGATCCTCGTTGGATTTTCGTGGCGCCACTGGGTGAACGGCATCACGGCGGCAATAAGGCTGCCGGCGCCTTCGTGATCGGGATTGCCGAGCGCCGGCACCCATCGCTGCATCACCGGCCAACTCACCTTCGGATGCCAAATCCCGCGCCTTGCAGCCCACTTTCGCACCGGATGCGAAGCGTCGAGAGGAATTTCCTTCGAGTATTTCCAGAACTGCCCGGCAAGATCCTCGCGCTGCTTGCGCCTTTCCCGATGCTCCTTGCTCTCCCGTTTTTTCTTCTCGGACCTTTCCTTGGGCGGTTCCCGCGTGTCTCCCTTGACCATTCTCAGTGCCTCCTTCTGACTCATTCTCCGCTTGTCTTCCAAATACGTAACAGCGTCGCCCTTCGCGCCGCAGCCAAAGCAAAAGTAAAGCCCTCGCTCGCAATCGACGTGGCAACTGGGATTCCTGTCGTCGTGAAACGGGCAAAGGACATGTATGGAACCGTAGGTTTTCCGGAATCGTATTCCGTCCTGCTGCATGAGTGACACGAGATCGGTTTTGTCATCGCTCATCGCGCTTCCCCTTCGCGATTCTGTATTTCATGAACGCCCAGGATTTCGCGTATCCGAGATCTCGACCCAGGGCCTTGTAGTCCGAAAGCGTCTCGCAAAGCCGGACGGCGTGGGCGACGTTCCTTTTGTCCCATCCGTATGCCGTGCGGTTGATCTGAATCGCAGCGTCATTGACGGTGATGAATTTGCACTCGACTTCTTCCGGAAGATCGCGCGGATTGCCGGCGCCGTTCTCGGACCTGTCCTGCCGGCGCTCAGGTCGCTTCTTCACGCCGTCGAGACTCCACAGGTATGCGCTGAGCGGCCCGCCCAGACGCTGGCAGTTGCCTACGGTATCGACGACGACGGACTCTCCGGAAGGATGCTCGTGCGGCCTTAGAGCGCGCCCTATGCCCTGCAAATGACGGACGACGGAAGCCGTTGGCCGCATGAGCAAAGCGCAGGTCGCGCCCGGTATATCGATGCCTTCTCCGAGAACGTCCACGCTGAACAAAATTTGAGTCCGTTGAGATCGGAAGTCGTCTATCGCAGCGTCGCGCTCGTTGGGATGCATTTCGCCGTCGACATACCCGGCGGCAAATCCGCCTGCCTCGAATTTAGATCGGGCTTCGATGCCGTGTTGCCGCGTGATGCAGAAAGCGATTGTCTGGTGGGTGCCGGCTTCATGCCGCCATGCCGTCAAAGCGTTGGCGATCTTGCCTCTGACTCGTTCTTCGGTTTGCTTGCGAGCGTATTCCCCGCCTCGCTTGCGGATTCCCTTGATGTCCACGATGTCGACGGACCGAATCCGATACCTCGATAGCGCGCCCAGTTCTATTAGTTCTGCTACCGGCGGTCCGTAGACCATTTTTCCATAGATGCCGCGGAAGCCCCTGCCGTCGAGACGCGCCGGCGTTGCCGACAGTCCGAGCATGGCTTCCGGATTGAGAAGCTCAATGGCTTGGACGTAGGTATTCGCCGCGCTGTGGTGAGCCTCGTCGATGACAAGCAGATCGCAATCGAGCGACCAGTATTTCGTCTCCTTGCGCGCTATCAACGTCTGCACTTGAATGACTTGGCATCGAGCATAGGGATTGGGCGCGACGTTGGCTGCGATAACGCCAGGTTCGATGCCGACCGCTCTCAAGTCGTCCACCCATTGCTTGCGCAACTCCCGCGTGTGAACGATTACGGCGGCGGTATTGCCCCATTGGTGAACGGCTTTCGAGATCAGATCGCAAGCCAGCTTGGTTTTTCCGCCGCCTGTCGCCATTTGCGCCATGACGCGCGGATCAACTCGCCAGGCATCTATTATTTCCCGTCCCAACTGGGCTTGATATGGACGCAGAATCACCACTATTTCAAGTCTTCCCCAATTGATTCTTCGAGCTTCTCAATGTTCTTAAGAATCTTGCTCGCCCTCGTTTTTATTTGCGGAATGTCGCCTCTCATCGCCTCTCTAAGCTGAATGGCAGATCCTATCCTGCGAGCCTCGGTGCGGGGATCGCTCCAAAACGTGACCATGTGCTCGGCTTCCTCTTTAAACTCTGCAAACCACTTCAAATCACGGTCGTATTTCTCCTGCATCCTTTGCAATGCTTCGTCGTGCGACCTTTGCTTATATTTGAGCTGGTATTCCAATTGCTTCCGGACTTCCCGACTGACTCGCTGGCGAATATCCTCTTCGCTCAGGTTCAGCGTGTTCTTCAGCATCGACGCAACGAATGCGCGGTCTATTTCGGAGCCGCGAGCCTCGTTCCTAGGCGCGTCCTTGACTATCCTCAAAGCGCCGTTCGCGCTGCATCGGATATACCCCCAGGTTTCGGGAATCTCGGACGGCTCGGCAACGTTGGTCGTCGCGAGAAGCCACCAAAAGTCACATTTCTCGCGGATAACTTCGGACTTGCGCGGCTTTTTCAACTCGTTCATCCAGTCAGCGCGTGTCCTTTTTATTTCAAAGCCGTGGATTACGAAGCCGTGCGACGGCCATAAGCTCATCGCGATGGCATCCGCGCTCGTCTGCTCTTTCGGAAAGCCGGGCGAATTACGGACTTCGAAACCTAGGAACCAGGCGTTAGCGGGGTAGCGCTTTCTCAGCGCTACCCCGATGTCGTGTATGGCGATCATACGTAAATGCTCTCGCCGGCGACCGTTTCAGTAACCAGGACGGCGATGCCTTGTTCTCTGGCCATTTCCTGAATGGTCTCAATCGCGCTGTAGCGATGCGTGGACGACAGTATGTCGATGCCGTCGACAACCACTGCCGGCGCGTGTCTCATGCATCCTACGGTCAATCTGAGCGCGGTCTTAGCCATCCACTGCTCGCTAGCGCAAGCGTCGGCCAGCAGGCTGCCTTTGACTGTCAGTGACGGCGAGTTGTTGATGCCGACCCCAGACCACGGCGCGATTTGGACAAGCCAGTTATTGACCTCGACGATTTTGTCCTTGAGCTTTTTCGCTCTCACGCCGTGCGCCGTCGTCGAGACGAGTCGACTCATAGCATCCCACATCACGACTCGCTCGTGAGCAGCCCACGCATTCTGCTTCGCTTTGACAATCGTGTGCTGGCGCGTCGCCGAAGTTA